CCGGCTTCAGCGCGGCCTGCGCGCGGGCCGCCGCGGCCATGTCGATCTCTGCGGCCCCGTCCCATGCGGGGCGCCGAAGCAGGGACGCCGCGGCCTGCACGAAGCCCGGCCGGGCGAGCGTGGACGCGACCGCGTAGCGTGCCCCGGCCGCGTCCTCGTAGGCGGCGCCGCGGAATGTCCGCCCGTCCGCCGGCCCCTGCCCGAGAACCATGGCCAAAGCGTTAGCGTCGCCGATCAGAGCCTCGGGAACGATGATCGTCACGCGCAGCACCCACTCGGTCACAGCGTCACCCCCGATCGCGCAGCCATCCACGCCTCGGCCTCGGCCGGCGCGATGGCGGCCCCGACGACGGCCAAGCCATAGAGGCGGCCGGTCCAGCCGCCGAGCGCGGCCCCGATCCGGCCGCCGATGCCCATCCGGTCAGACCGGAAAAAGGCGCCAGTCAAGGGGCTGGAGTCGGCCCCGACCTGCCCCCCGTCGACGCGCAAAAGGTGCGACGACGAGGGCAAGTCTGTTTGCGCGGTGACGACGTATGTCGCCGTGGGGTAGCCGCTCGGGACGACAATGTTCCCGTTGCCGCCGGGGTCCTCCAGAAACCACGCGAAGCCCTGACCCGGCGCCGCGCCCGGCTGCGCCAGGAGAAAAGCGCCCGGGTTGAGGTCCGTGCGCGGGCTGAGCTCGGCGATGACAGCAAAGCGCCCCGTGACCTCAGACCGGACCGCCGTCATGACAGACACGGCCGAGACCCCCGAGAAATCGACCGTGCCTGTCTCAAGCACGTCGCCCCCGTCATACCTTAAAAACCAGCGTCCGGCGCTGTCCTGAAGCAGCGTGGGGCGCGCTGCGACGGTCGCCTGCGTCGCGTGCCTGCCATTGCCCGAGATGTCCTGCACTCGGGCGACCGGGTCGCCCGCGCCGGCCGGGATCGTGCCCGCGACGTCCAGAAAGCACGTCGACGGGCTCGGGTCGTACCAGAGGCCGGCGGCGCCGGCGGCGAACTCCACGGCAGGAGAATAGGACGCGCTGAAGGGGCGCAGGAATCTGGCGCGGCCGGCGTCGAGCCCCAGCCCGCCGAACAGGAAGGGCTCGTTCAGCGTGCTCATGTCAGCGGGTCCGCGGCGGTGATAGCGACCGTCAGCGGCGTGCCGTCGACAGGCGCGTCGCCGCGCACCCAGAACTGCACGCCATTGGCGACGGTGAAGCCGATCGTCGCATGCGGGCCGGTCGTCCGCTTCAGGATCGGATGGGCCCGGTCGAAGGCGGGCGCCGTGGCGCCGGTGGCCCATTCGACCTGCGCCGACGGGTGCTGGTTTGTGACGACGACGTAGCCGGGGCCGGCGACGGCCACCCAGTCGTCCTGGACGGCGTAGAGGTGGCTCTCGTGCGGATCAGGCATGGCGCCCTCCATTCGGGGTGTGGGTGGTCGATTGGCGAACGGTCATCAGACGGTGCCCTTCAGCCGTGCGCCGAGCGGGGCACGCGCCCAGCCCGCAGCGGGCCTGCGCAGGTCGCCGTCGTGATCGGGGCGCCCGAGCGACAGATGGCCCTCGGAGCGGCGATGGCGCCCGCCATCCAGTGCGGCGGCGGGGCGGTAGCCGTACTCGACCTGCGGCATCCGGCTCGCGAAATGCGCCAGCGCGAGGCCGATCGCGTAGTCGCCGTGACGCCGCGCACCTTTGGCGCCTGTCCTGAGCGGCGGGACCCGGGGCACGCCGCGGACCTCCTTCACCTGGCGGAGGTCCTCGGCGTGCAAGGCGTCCTTCGATATGGTGATCGAGGCGTCCTCGAACGCCCCTTTGAGGGGGGGCATGTGGACGCGATACCAGTCCTCGGTGAACTTGATCGCCCAGATCAGGCCGGGGCCGTCCGGGACCTCCTTCAGCCCGTAGCGCCGGCCCATGTCCTCGGCGACGGTCCAGCCCATGCCGGTCGCGTCGAAGGCCGCGCCGATCAGCCGCTGACGGACGTGGTCGAAGATCTGCGCGACCACGGCCTTCTGCTCGTCGCCCGGCACGCCCCGCATCTCGACGCAGAGCGCCTGGCGCCGCCGCATCCGCTGCTCGACCGCCAAGAGCGGCAGGACGGACAGGTCGGCCACGCGCGCGAAGTCGAAGCCCGCCGCGTACTGGAGCGAAAGGTCAAGCCCGGCGAGCGCCTCCTCGATCGCCTCGTGGAACGGGTCCATCAGCGCGCGCTGCGCGAGCCGGTCGCGGTGCAGGTAGTCGGACGGCAGGTCCAGGCGCAGGACCGGTCCAGCCTCGTCGGTCATCCGCGCCTCGATCAGCGGCGTCGGCAGCCAGGCGCCCGAGCTTTGGGAGGGGATGCAGAACAGCTCCTCGTCGGCGCCGTCGCGGTAGAAGTCGATCAGCTTCTGGCGCCAGGCGGCCTCGCCCTCGGGCGTCCACTCGGTGCCGTTCACGAGGCAGATGCGCTGGTAGAGTCCGTCCTGGAGCGCCTGGTCCAGGTCGATCCGCGCATGGGCATAGTCGGCCCGGCCCGCCAGGATGTCCTGGATCTGCTGGTTGAAGACGTTGTCGGCGCCGTCGTGGGTGGAGCAGACCACGACCTGGCCGCCCCAGATCAGGAAGGCCATCGCGGCCTTGATGAGCTCGGCCAGGTTGTCGACGAAGGCGGCCTCGTCGATCACGACCAGGCCTTCCTTGCCGCGAAGCGACCGCGGGGCGGAGCTCAGCGCGATGATCTCGAAGCCGGAGGCCATCTTGATGCGGAAGGCGCCGATCGAGCGGTCGCCCTCCTCGGTCCGGTCGTCGAACAGGAACTCCTCGGCGGCCATCGCGCCGATCGCGAAGGCGCGGGCCCACATCGCGCAGGCGTCGACGAACTCGCGCGTCATCTCCTGGCTGTAGGAGATGTACATCGCGTCCATCCCGCCCTCGGAGCGCTTGCGCCCCGCGCGCAGGACGCAGGCGGCCGCCAGCGCCCAGGTCAGCCCGATCCGGCGCGACTTCTCGACGAAGAGGACCGAGGCCTGCGCGACCTGCGAGGTCCCGTCGAGCAGCGAGACGACCCGGGCCTGGTAGGGCAGCAGGACCTCCGGCAGCCCGACCTGGTCGATCACCGCCGGCAGCGCGGCCGTCGCCTCGCGGCGCTGCGCCTCCCAGGCGGCGGCGGTGATCGGGGCGGTCATCGGGTCAGCCGCCGAACGCGTGCTCGGCGACGCGGGCGCGGTCCGGCCCGTACATCACCAGCGCCTGCCGGGCGTCGGCCTCGCAGGCGAAGCGGATCGCGGCGAAGGCGTCCTTCGTCCAGCCGGGGCCGGTCGACTTCATGTGCAGGTAGACCGGAGCTTCGGTCGGGCCGTGCTCGACCAGCCAGCCGGTCTCATGGGCGTTCTCGACGGCGTCCCGAAGGAGCTGATCTTTCAGCAGGTAGCCCTCCAGCGCCCAGATCTTCGAAACCGCGTTCTCACGGGCGATTTTCCGACCGATCTCGGGGTCGAAGTTCTCGGGGCTCGCGCAGGCACTCTCACCGCTGACGGTGAAGCCGTTGCGCAGCTTTAGGCAGCAGACGGTCAGCTGAGTGCCCGGGAACACATGGTAGCCCGCCGCGACGATGCAGGCCTCGACGTGCTCAGGCGTGATCCGCGGGGCCGTCAGGCCCATCCGCACGATCTCGGCCTCGATTTCGCGGTCGTTCGACATCTCACTACCCTTTCGAAAGGCCATAGAACTCGACGATGCGCTGCTCGTGCTCCGCCTCCGCCGCCGCATCGGCTTCCCGGAGGGCTGTTCGCAGCTCTTCGACTTGGTCCGCCGCTTCGCGCAGCGCGGCGGCGCCCTTCCGGAGCTCCTTCGCCATCGGGCTCAGCATCCTGCCGTTCAGGTGGCGTCCCTCGACCTGATCAGCCCAGAGCGACAGGCTCGTAGCGCGCTGGCGGAACTCCCCGGGCGTCACGCCGACACCCCCAGGATGCGCGACTTGATCTGCTCGACCGTCTTGGCCGACAGGCCCAGCTCGTTGGATCCGCGCTCGACCTCCGCCGCCGCCGCCTCGCGGGCCTCGCGGCTGACCCGCGCGCGCTCGTCGGCCAGCATCTTCTCGCGCGCCTGCGCCGAGCCCATCACGTCCTTCAGCATCCGCCCGAGGCTCATCAGGTCCTTCGCCGGCAGGTGCTCGTCCTCGGCGCGGACCGACTGCATCAGCTGCATCGACATCGTGACGATCATGTGCATCGCGGTCCGGTGCATGTCGCTCTCGGCCTCGACGTCCATCTGACCCAGCAGCGTTTCGGCCAGGCGGAAGGCCTGCTGCTGGTCCTTCAGCAGCTTCGAGTACTCGCCCACCGCCGTCTTGCCGATGCGCAGCTCCTCGCCGCGCTCCTCGAGCCGGAAGTTCAGCGCCTCGGTGATCTCGACGATGTCCGCGAAACCCCGCGCGCCCAGCTCCTCGCGGAGCCAGTCGCGGAGCTGTTCGGGCAGCAGGTCGACCTTGCGAGGCGGTGGCATGGGCGCCTCAGACCGGGTCGCCGAAGGCGAGGATGCCGTCGACCTGGGCGTAGCCCTTCAGCACGTCGTCGCCCGCGACCGTCAGGCGCGCCACCAGCATCGGTCCCGCCTCCTTCAGCGTGACGAGCCCGTTCTCGGCGAGCCACCGCATGGCGGTCTTCGTCAGGTCGTCGTCGGTGGTCACCAGCCCGAGCGCGCGGCAGGCGTCGCGCAGCATCGGGTGCGACACCTCGCGCGCGGGCAGGGCGTAGAGGTGTCGGAGGATCGCGTAGCGCCTCTTCTCGGTCTCGATCTGGGCCACAGGCAGGCTCCTCATCTCAGGTGTCTTGGTTGGCGCGGACGAGCGCGCGGTAGAGCGTGTCGACCTGGCCGCTGGTCACGCGCAGCTCCGACAGCGCGGAGCCGCGGAACTCCGCGAACTCGCGCGCGAGCAGGGCGAGGTCGTCCTTGCGCGCCACGCCCTCCATGGTGGCCTCGATCGACGACATGCGCCGCCCGATCGCGGCGTGGTCCTGGCGCAAGGTGGCGACGTCGCCGGCGACATGGGACAGCTGGCGCTCGACCTGGTCGACCCGCCCCATCGTCTCCTTGTGCGGCGCGCTGACCTCGATCGCGACGTCCGTCGATATCGACCGGATCCGTCGCGAGAAGTACGTCGCCAGCCCCGCCCAGCCCGTCACCAAGCCGACAACGACGCCGAAGGTGAGCTGCCAGAGTTCGAGAAACCCGGTATACGGCTCCATCAGTGCAGCGCCCAGACCACGGCACCGAAGATCGCGGCGAGCGCCGCCACCTCGGCCGCCAGGCGCCGCGCCGCACGGACCCAGGACCCGGCCCGCGCCGCGACGATCGGCGAGGTCGCCGCGTAGAGGCCGATCGCGACCAGCAGCGACAGCAGCTCTGGCGCAGGGTGGGCGCCCCAGAGGTCGATGCCGCGGTCGCGGAGCGCCCGGGCCGCGACGTAATAGAGCCGTTCGATCGCGAGCAGCCCCAGCGCGAAGGCGATCCCGCCGAACAGGTCCCGCTTTCCGATCGCGGCGGCGTAGGCCCCGTCTACTTGGCTGCCGACAAGGCGCACCACGAAGACGCCGATCGCCAGGATCATCGTCAGATGCGCGGCGATGGTGATCGCGTCGTAGTCGATCATCGCGCGCGACCCTTGGCGAACACCTCTTTCACGGTGTGCCCGCCCATGTAGAGGGCGAGGTAGGCCAGCGTGAGGTTGAAGAGCACGCCCAGGTCGACCCCGGCGAGCGCCGGCCCGATCGCGTCGACGATCGGCACGAGGACGAGGGCCCAGAGCCAAAGGAACCCGAGAAGATACATCATCGCCGGGCGCCAGGCGCTCTTCCACGCCGGTTCGGACGCGGCCATCTCCGCCTGAAGCAGCGCGATCCGACCCTCGGTCTCGGCTTCGTAGAGCGAGATGAGCTCGGGTGCGACGCCGTCCTCGACCGCCCGGACGGCCTCGATCACGCGCCCGCGCTCCTCGGCGATCGCCGTCGGCAGAGCATCGGGACGGACGCCTGCGCGTTCGGCGACCGCGCCGACCACGCGGTCGATCAGCTCCGCGTTCCCCGCGCCGATCCGGCCGGCGAGGATGCGCTTGACGAGGGGCGCGCCGATCTCGGTGGCGAGCCCGAGCAGGGCAGTGGCGGACATCTCAGAAGCTCCTCAGCTTGGCGGCGAGACCGGGCAGTCGGGGCGCGATCAGCGCGGCGATCGCGTCGCGGTAGGACCATGCGAGCCCCAGCAGGTAGAGGGGACCGGCAAACGCGGGGGCCAGGGCGACCAGTTCC